AGGTATACCCTTGTATAAAGTTATCCCCACCCATAACAACACGCACACGAGTTGGATTCAATACCCACATTTGAAGCGGTACTTTATAGCCAATTGTTGGCGTCCATATGAAAGCATTGCCGTTGATTGATAACCAATTTTCGATAAAACTAAAAACTTGCGAGCGTGTAAAATACGGGTTTGGATTTGCAATTAAATGCGCCGCCCAGTTATCATTGCCAACTTCAGACTTGGTAAAGTTATGCTCTTTAAACGTGTTGAACTGAATTGCACTTAATGCATTCGCCCTGTGTTGCAAACAAGCAAACACCGTGCCACGCAAACTCATTGAAAGCTCGTTGCCTGTTGGTATTGCAGTTACTTGCCTGTAAGACGAACTTGATTGATAAGGGCGTTGCAACCTTTTGCCACTTGGTAAAATGGCATTTGAAATTCTTTGTCTGATATCGTCAAGTAAGCTCATACGTATATACTCGGAGTTTTGCGAATAGCATTGAACGCGTGACTTAACGCGTCTATATAATCGTCGTGCCTATCTTGTGGCGTTCCTGTAAAGCTCAACAGTTCATCTGTGAATTCAGGATCTAAGTGGCTAACATGATACACAAGCCCTTGTTCATACCTTGCTTCGACGGGTTGAAACCGTGTAATTTTGTCACGTGTTGAATGCACGCCAACAACATTCATTCGCGTATTTCTTTTCAGTTCTTGCACCATATACGCTTGCGCTTGGTTTGATTCGACCGCAACCACACGAGCTTGCCACTTGGATTCCATTGCGATAATTTCGGAACCAATTTCGACAAAGCTCCACCGCCCTCTTTTTGCATCAACAATCACAATCTCACCTTGTGCAGTCGTGCCAATTGTAATGATCGCCGTATAATCTGCAGTCTCTTTTTGTGAGATCGCAAGATCGACACCAATATAATAAGCCGTGATCTGTTTGTTATCTGATAACTTGATCCAATCCCGCTTAACTTTAGACGCGGAACGGTCAACATATTCAGCCAAGAATTCTTGTGCGAATACAATTGACGGCATCTGTTCTTTTTGGCGATCAATTTCGGATTCTTTAATCTGTCCGCCCTCGTAAGTTGAGTAATGGAACGATTGCCAATCGGAGTATATATTTGAATTCTGGTCAAGTTCATGAAAGTGATTTTTACCTTTTGGCGTTGAAAAAAAATACGCATCGCCTTCGTAATCTGCTAGCATCGGGCTTATGACAAAGTTCCAAGCGTCTTCAGCATTTGGGCAATGCGCCCACTCATCTAGGATCACTCTGTGAAACTTATTACCTCGCAACCCATCCGCTCGCCAAATGCCTTCTAAATTCAATTGCGAATTACCTAGTTTAATCTCGCCGTCTTTGAAAGTCGCTCCAAGTGGTGCGAATAATTGCCTTGCTTCGTTTTGACGTCCTTTGAGTTCCGTGTAACTTGGCGCCGTGTAGAGTACCATTGCGCCGTCAACTTCCAGCATCTTTTCAAGGGCAAGAGCAAAAGCGAGATAAGACTTACCAAAGCGACGACCGCACCTAATAACATTAAACCGATTGCGAGTGTTAATGATTTCAAGTTGCTTTGCATGAGGCTTAATCCTTATTTTCATGTGGCACGCCCCAGACTAATTCAAGCCTTGCTTTTGGTTCGTCGTCATGTTGCTTGCTTTCAGGATACGCACGTTTTAGCAAAAGTTCGATTGCACGGATATTACCTTTAGTTGCTTCACGTCTTAAGATTTGCAAAATAAGTGACAAGGCATTCATGCCGTCTTTTTCATCGCTTAACAACTTTGCCATTTCTTCTTGCAAAGATGGCAATTTTGGGCGTCCCTTTTTGTTGATGCGTTCTGGATTCGTATGGAATCCTTTGCCTTTGAAATTTTCTGGATTACCTAGTTTTGGCATTATCTTTTCGCTCCTGACACAACACCCAAAACCAAACCAAGCCCAAACGAACCAACCAAAAATCCGTAGTTCTGTTTTGCTTCAATTGGTATCGTGATTGTTTGCACTTGTATTGAATCTGGACGAGGTCTATAAACTAAAGAAAAATAGCCCCTGCGGTTTGTGTAATTAAACGCCATGTTGATCGTGTCATTTGTGGACGTGATTACGCTATCCGCTTGAGCTATAAAGTTGGTATCATTGCACGGAATATCGAGGGTGTCAGTGTGAAAATAATCTTTGTATTTCAATTGCACGCTTTTTACTTTTATTGTGTCTTTGATATATACGGGGCGTTCAATTATTCTTGTCACTAAGTTTGTATCGCTTTCGATTGCAGTTCCTTTATTGCATGAATGCCCAAAGCTTAAGCCTATCAAAAGCATAAGTAAAGCCCACATAACACACGCTAAAAAGTCTCTATTCATCATTGCAATACAATCCCGTTTTCAATTAAATAATTCTTAACATTCCCAACTTGATCAATAATCGCAAACCCGTGATTACTGTTTGAATGTGGCATGTAATTCATGACCAACTTGCACAAACAACCAATTGAATAACACTTGATAAATTTATTGTCTAAGCTCCGACCGCTTGAAAAACTTGTTCTGTGCACGTGCCCTATTACCGTGTCAACATACGTTTTTAAAATCAGCGTTCTTGCTGGATTAATACCACCACTTACTTTGAATTCGTGACCATGTGCAATAAAGGTTTTACCTACTTTCATAAACTGCCCGGACTCAACAAATTCAATACCGTATTCATCTAAGTGCAAAAGGCTTGGCCAATTTATAAGCTCTTGCACGGCGTCGGCATTCCGAATTAAATACGCTTGCAACCTGTCTTCATGATTACCAGCCTTGAAAATAATCCGCACGTCTGGAAACTCATTGCGCAACCCCTTTAAAAATTGCCTTGTTATTGCAAGCTCTTCGGTAAAACGTGGCGCCTCTGGTTCCTGTGGATGCCTTGACAACCTGTGTGAGTCAATTACGTCGCCATTCAACACAATGTTTATACACTTTTCACGCTTTGCCGTTTGTATCGCCGCTTTCAAAGCAACGATGTCATGCGCCCCAAAATGTATATCGCAAAACACCGCGGTCTTTCCTTCAATCCTGACAAGGGCGTGCGATTGGTTCCGACCGTCGGGCATTGCGTCCAACCAGTCCATAGGGGCGTCTGGTTCTGCAATACCTCGCATCTTGGATATCACTTCGGCCTCGTCCATTTTAAGGCGTAGGCGAACCGTGTGCTTGGTTTCTTGATAACTCAAGATAAGCCAACAATTGGTTCGGGTTCTTCTTCTACATAATTAATCATCAAAGTATAGGCTTCTTCAATTGTTACGCTTTTATCCACGCATATGCCGTGTAAAGTTCCGTCTTCTTTTATCCAAATATGTGTCACCATATTTTCGTTTGAAGTTTCTTGTGTTCTATAAAATTCCATATTAACCTACCTTTACTATTTGCATATAAGAACCAGCTTTGCAAGTCATGGCGAGACTTCCATTTCTAAAATAGCCAACCTTAAAATCATTTCCACTATCTAAATAAGCTACACCAGATATTTGCATAAAACTCGTTAAATCAGTTGAAACATTACCAACTGCGCCGCCTAAAGTAATGTCTATACCAGCGGTAGAATTATAAGTTGTTCTAGCATATCCAGAAGTAGCACCGCCTAAACCTACTTGACAAAATCCAGACGATGAAGTAGATAATAATATATAAACATCAAATACGTAATAGCCTGATGTAGTAACATTAATAGTTAATGCACTATCATAACTTAATGTACCAAATGTTGTAGATGTAGTCTGGTCTGTAGACTTAAATGCTGATTGTGTTGGATAAGAACCACCACCGCCACCGCTAGCACTTAGTGTAGTTCCTGACATTGTTAGGCCACTACCTAGAGTAATAGCAGTAACAGTTCCAGAGCTTGATGAAGCGCCTACTAATTGAGATGAACTTAGAGAAGCAAGTTTGGATAATGTGATACCAGCGGAACTCGAAATACTTGTGTTTGTGATTGTACCTGATTGTATCTTTGATTCTGTAATAGTACTATTTGCAATTTTAGTTGCTGTCACTGCAGAATTATCAATTGTCCAAGTGGCACCCGACCCGCTTACAGTGATATCGCCTTTATCACCGTCGGAAACGCCACCGCCGCTTGCGGTAATAAAGCTCAAAGTTCCTGATCCGTTTGTGGACAAGACTTGACCATTCGTACCACCTGCAATTGCAAGTTTAGTCAAATCAGTATTAATTGTATTTGTATTGTCAATTGTCTTACTACTTAAGCTAGCGCCTAATTGACCGCTTCGTACTTTTGTTTCTGGCATCTTAAAACCTTACTTTAAATAATCTGCAATTAGAACATCGCCACTTATCGGAGCCGTTGTCATTGTAATTGTGTTTGTGCTTATTGTGTAATCATTTCCAGCACCGCTTTTCAATCTTATGCCGTTCAAAAACAACTTCAAAGATCCAGCCGTTGGTGTGTTTGCAAGTGTGTAGCTTGTATTCGAACCGTTTACCGACCCGCTTGGCGTTTCTTCAGTCACGATATTAGCAACACCAAAAGCACCCGCCGTGTCTTGCACGTATGTAATTGCAGTTGATCCAAGCGTGCCACCTGAATTCGACGTGCAATAAAACCTCGTGTCGGCATTCGTTGTGCCTTGGTCGACAAAAACCAGCGTTCCTGTAATCTCATCCCACACGTTCGAATCGCTTGAACGTGTCATTGCAACGCCCGTGCCGTTAAAGTCGTAGATTCCGTTTTGGCTTGTTGTTGTTTGGTTCTTCAATAACACCCGTTCGCCACTAGTCAAAGTGTGGCTGTCGATTGAACTAGGAGCGCTTGAAATCGTAACGTTTGCAATACTTGCGACGTGTACGTTCCTGTACTTATAAGCACTTGACAAGCCAGCAATTGCAGTATCTACATAGCCCTTTGTTGTTGCATCTGTTGAAGCGCTCGGAGTTCCAAGGCTTGTAATGGTTTGATTGCCAAGTGAAACAGAACCCGTAAAAGCTACAGAGCCGTCCTTCTTTATAAAATTGGCACCGTCCGCAAGTTTTGAACTTGCAATTGCGGCACCCGCTGCTATCTTTGCATTCTCTATAGAAGCATCTTTTATTTGCCTACCAGCTATTTGTGTTTCTGCCATTATTAAGCCTTTTTGTAATTAACTCTTAAAACGTCACCAACCGCCAAAGAATAAGTAAAGTTGATCGTCAAAGTTCCGCTTGTTGTATAATCGACTCCGCTTGTTGCATGGATGCCGTTTACGTATACTTCAACCGTATCTGGATCAAAAGCAAAGTCAACTGTAAAAGTTGCATTCGTTCCATTGATTGAGCCGTTTGGAGTTTCTTGTATAACTTGGTTACTACCAGTTGTTGTTAAAATTCCGTTCCATTGCACACTTACATCACCAACATTTACTAAGCTCATGTAGTCACCGTATCTAATATTTGTATATCACCTTGAACCCAGCGGACAATTTCGCCACTTGCAAAAGTGATTCTTACATCGTAATATAAATTTTTTGTTGGAGTCAAAGCAAGCGAAGTTGCGGCGGGCAAATTAAGTATAATCTTACCAGCCGTATTTGGAGTGTCTAAAGTTGCAACAAAAGTGAACACAACAGCATCCGTGCTTTTATCTTTGCATTGACTTGAAAGCGTTGCGCCTGTTAAATCAATCGCCGTTCCGCTTGAATCAGAAAAAGCAATAACGTAGTTGAACGTTTCGCCTCTGTAAATTTTTATGTTAAGTTTGTTTCTCATGGATTCTCCGCAAATAATTTGGCTACAAAAGAACCACCAACTGCAAGACACAGCAACACAATCGCTAGCCATATTTCTTCACGTAATAAAGCAAAACCACAGCCCGCTATTCCAGCACTTGCAAAAGCCCCCGCAACTCTTCGCACAAGTTTGGGCGTTGGTTCGTTCCAATATTCAAAACCAAATTTCATTATTTATTTGCCATAATTGCATAAATCTGATCAAGCCGTGCATTCACTTTCTCAAACTGTTCATCCATCTTTTGAGCGTTTTCTTTTTCTGTTTTTTCAAGTTGCATCACACGGTATTCAAGTTGCGAACTGTTAAACACCGCCCCCGCCGTGTCTTTGATTATCGAGCTAATCTGATTTGCATGGCCGACTTGTGTTTTATTCATGTATCGCAAAAACATTAAAACAATCGTGACCGTGCTTACTAAGCTAGCTAAAATGTTCTTTAAAATGTCTGGTACAAATTCCATTTTCTTTATATATTAAAACAAGGGGTTTGCAATGTTGCGCCCCCCTCGTCTGGAGAAGGAAGCCTGAAGAGTAATTGTATGTTAAGAAATATTTTTGACAATTCCAAATAAAAATAAAAAAAGCCCCGAAGGGCTAATGTCGAAAACTCTGGGAGGAGCTTTAAAAAAGTATAAAGTCTGTGATCCTAAAAAAGTTACTTGGATCAATTGCACGCCGTCGCCTCCAAACGCCATCGCCATCGCTTTGACTACCTTTTGCACCGCTCGAAGTATTGCCCTCGACCGTAGTACCTTTCTTACCGTTCCACTTTTCAACAACACCAGCATGACCAAACAAGGTATTGCCACGTCGCCAAACAATGATCGTGCCAGCTGGTAATTCGCCATTAAACGTACTTGCTTTGATTGTTTTGTTCTTTGTTGCAAAGCTTCTTGCAAGTCCTGATCCTGTGAACGGCAAACCCTTGACGCCAGCGGAATCAAGGCAAAAGTTCACAAAGGCGGCACACCATGGCGAACCCTTTGGAGCGTTCGAAACCTTCTGGAATCTTTGCACCCAGTAACCGCCATTGTTGCCAACTTCTTTGGTGCCAATAAAGCCCCGTGCAATTTCGTAGGTCTTATGACTGTGAGAAGCACAAAGCGGCTGTGAGTATATTGGCTGTAAGAAACAAGCTGTAAGCAATAGGATTAGATGATATGATTTCACGAGTATTCGCCTCTTTAATTAATATTGAATCTACAAACCAAGCGCAACCAATTGCAAGTGCGTACTTGCTTAAGCCAAATGCAAAAGTACTGAATTGCCAATTTGAATTAATGGTGAAAAAGATTGCAAGAAATGCGCCTAAAAATAAGGGCAAAAAAGTCTTAAGAGCTTGCATAAAAAAACCTTAAATGGATACTTGTAAAATTGAAACTTTTGAAGTTAATATTTGTTTATATTTCGGTTTGAATTCTAATGTAGTTAAACCGTCGCTGGTGCCCTTTACATAAAGCTCGTAGTTTGCTTTTGCGCTTTCTGGATCTATGTTAATTGCATGATCCAAACTTTCAAACACACCGCCCTCACGTCTTGTGATTACTAGCTTTTCTTGTGCACACCTTCTGATCAAGTCATCATCTTCGGAGCCCCATCCCCAGAAGTCATTCGAAAAACCATTCACTTGCATAAAGTCTGCATTCGGAAACATTGTCACGCCCCCAAAATATGTATCGTACGGAATACCCTTTTCAAATTGCGTTGCACTTGCAACCAAGTGCGTTGGGCTTAAGCACGCCGAATAGTCTGCAGTAATTGGTAACATGTCAACATCGTGAAACACGTAGTAATCGGCTTGCACTGAATTATAGCCAACGTTACACAGTTTGCCACGGTTGAACGGCTTGCCGTGCTCTTGCTCAACAATAAGAATCTCGAAGTCGTGCCCTTGCATTGTCAAGTAAGTGCTCATGTACGGGATAAACTTTTTTAAGTGTTCGTGCCTGTCTCGAAAAGGTACAATGATTGCTAATCGCATATTGAGTAATACTCCGCTTTGTCTTTAGCTTCTTGCAATGTACACTGTCTAAAACGGTATTTGATAATTGCTTTGTTGGCTTCTGAAAAGATCGTGAATTTCCAGCCGTTGTCGTACGGGATCAAAGTGCAATAGCATTCACTTGAATAGTATATTACTTTGGTCTTATAACCTGTCTTATATTTTTGCCAATCAAAGAACGGCATCGCATCAAAACGGTATAGTTTCGGCATTGCTAATCGGCTCCACTTTGTTTATTGCACTTAGCTTCACACTTGTAAAGTAAGCAACTTCGCCAGTCGGCTTGTTGTACTTTCTGCCAGTCAAATACACACTTATTGAAACCTCGTCATCTTGCTTGTAACCGTTCAACAAATCGCAAGCTTGGTTGGTTGCTTCGCATCGGATGAATTCCGAATACTTGCCAGATTCAATCCTTAACACAAGATCACGCTTTGAAAACTTTTCGCTAATCTGTTGCACGTCGCCAACTTGTTCAATAGTTCCTTTCAATTCAATCTTACTCATGTCCAATTCCAAATTCTATTAATAAATCTTGCATTTCTTCTTGCGCTGTTTTACCGTTCGGCAAAATCCACGTATGTGAACTCACAGGCTTCACGTGTGAAACTTGCACGGCGTCAATGATTCCAAGCTTGTAATTGCCACTCATGGCGAACCACAAGTGATCCAAGCCCCAGCCCGAAAAGTTTAAGTCAAAAGTCCACAGCATCTCTTTTAAAAACACGCTTGTAAACAAAGGACACATGATCTCGACGAAATTCGTTTCACGTGTTAAGCTGTTTGGCACGTGCTTTGTAAGTTCCCAACTTGCAAAAGAATCACTTGACAAACTTGGTTGACTTAAATCGAATCCGCTTGCCCTTGTCAACTTAACTAATTTTCTTAAGTCAGCATCATTTATTTTTATATCGTAATCTGGAAACCAAAAGAAGTCGTAAGTATTCAGCATGTCACGGTCTTCAATAAGCTTCTTGATTGCTTGGTATTTGTAACTCCCGTCTGTTTCGTAATCAATCACAAACAAATCGTAATACAAAGCGGAATACTGACCAACGCCCTCACGGGCTTTGTTGGTGGTTAAGATCACAGCAAGTTTACTCATTTCTTAATCCTATTTTTGTAGCAAATACATGCTAAATTTGTGACAGTAACTTGGACACCATGACCAAGCTATTGTCCAAGTTTGGTATTTGGATGCTTCTTAATTTCACTTAGTACTGCATCGATAGCCTCTGTCAATTTCTTTGGCTCGTGAATGATATCCTCACGTTTACCTAGTCTCCATTCCTGATAGTATTCCAGTATCTCGATTGCCGTTTGTAATTCCATTCTTATTTGCCTATTGCTTGCCAAAAGTCTTCAATCGATTTAATTATTGCATACTTGCACCCCACGCTCAAAACCCTCGCTTGCCACTCGATCTGAAGCACGCTCTGGCGCCCCTTCAAAGCCTTGAATTCCAAGAACACCACGCCACCAGGATGCAAGTACGTCATGTCAGCAACACCAGCAACCAAGCCAATCGAACGCAAGTGCATCCCGTGCCGTGCGTTCTGGGGATTGTTAAAGTTCATGTACAAAAGTCCACGTTCTTCGGGATATGCATTCCAGTGTGATTGAAAACAAAGGGCTTGCAGTTGGGATTCATTCATAGTGCTTAAAATCTATTTTTTTGTTTAGTGCAAAATAAGCAAAAGGTATCTTAAAATAACTGTTCCCATCGCCTTTAACAGTATTCATATAGTTATTTTCAAAATATTCTTTGTTGCTTTCAATAGTCTCTATCAATTGTTTCTTATTAACTATTATTGCTCTTTGCATAATCATGTCTTCATTACTATCCATCTGAATATGATAAGAACTTATTAATGGGTAATCTTGCATTCTTTTGTAAACTTGCAAAGCCTTTTCGTACTCTGTTTTAGTTCCGTTTTTTCTTTTGTATCTTATTGTCAAATGCTTTTGGGTATGTTGTGCAAAGTTTACTCTTGCAGATATACCGTAAACACATCCGTTTTTTATAGATATAAAATCTATATTGCTATACTTATCTAATATTTTACATATTTGATCTGTTTCATATTCAATGTTTATACTTAATTCACCAAGAATTTTTTTTATTTTTTGATCATTGTTTTTATAAAATTTTGCAACTCTGTCTTGATCTTGAATAAAAGTACTCATATTTTTTTTACCTCTAAGCCAGCCATTCTAAAACGCATTATAGATGCTGCGGCAAAAGATAAATCTTTTTCAACAAGATAACAAGTCCGACCTGTTTCATGACAAGCTATTAAAGAAGCGCCTGAACCAGAAAATGGATCAAGTATAAACTGACCAGCTTGTGTAATTTCGTAAGTCCATATAAATAATTTCACAGGTTTTTGAGTCGGATGTATTCTTTGCTCATTTCTTTCGCTAGCCTTAATCATTCCGTTCCATTTATGATGAAACAACCTAGCTGAATTAACCATGTTTGACCATGCTAGTTCGCAATCGGAATTGTTATTTATTGCATCGCTTTCACGCTTATCCCAAATTAACCAGCCAGCAGAATTATGTAACTTATTTGCATAATGATTAGCACCCCATGAAACAACGTTGTTGCTATATTCAAATAATATTGAGGGATCAAAATCTTTGTTATCATCAATAATAATATTGTAATCACCTCGTTTTGTTTCACCTGAACCAGAAGGACTCTTGTAATTTATACCATACGGAGGATCGGTTATAACGGCATCTATTTTGCCAAATATCTTTTTTATTAATTCTATATCATAAGCATCTGAAATAATTAGTTTGTGCCTATTGCCTATTAAATAAATATCCCCATATTTTACGCTTAATTCTTGAGCAATGTATTCATTTGCTTGTTGAGCGGTTTCAACTTTTGTATAATTATTTGCCATATCTATTGCACTTGAAAATCTATTTTTGATGTGCTCTTGTTCCCTTACAGCTTTTAAAACCGCCGTGCGAGTTGCAAGATCATCATTTGCACGGGCTTCTTGTTTCACTTGCTCAACAACGTCTTTGTTTTGTGCAAGGGTTTGAAAACGTTCAACTTGTTGCTTATTGAACCCTAGTTTTGTGGCCGCTTCTTGTTTGGTTTCAATAGGCTTGGGTTCTGGTTTAGGGTCAGAGTGAAACTCCTCACCGCTGAGGATTTTCACTTTTTCTTGTACATATTGGTTATTTTTACCGCTTGCCTTTGGCATCGCTAGCAAAATCTCACCAATACGAACTTCCGCATCCATCAAAGCTTCTGCCAGCATTTGGGCTTCTTGTTTCTTTTGTTCTCTTACATCTTTTGCCATATCTAATTTATCAAGAGCCTTAATTCCAGCCCTTACCATATTCAATTGATCACGGCCAATAAGCACGAACTTTGCAAGGTCTTCAATCTTGCTAGGTAAAGTGTTACCTATATTCATTAATTCAGCCATCACTTCTTTCTCCAGTGCATCCAGAGCCACCCGCTTGCGTAGCCCATTAAATCTGTAAATTGTTTTGCTTCTTGCAAGTTACGACATAAACTCTTAACAACCCAAATCGAATTAATCTTTTTTGCTTTTGATAGCAATGACCACGTTTCAACATCTGCAGACCGTGCCATTTGCATCGCTTCGCTTCTTGTGAGTTCCTGTAATTCCGCAACAACTTCACGCTCTGTCTTCGGTATCACACAACCGCAAAACACGCACGCCCGTGCAACGTTAGGAATCAACGCCCCGCAATCTTTGCACAACTTCACGGGCGCAACGCCACTTGATTTCTTCTTTTCTTTCTTTTGCAAACTCCACTCCCGTGGATCATCCCAGAAACCATGCGTCAAAACGTTATTACCAAAGTCAAGAATCATGAAGCCGTCTTTGCCATCCGCCGTTCTGGAACCACGCCCACACATCTGCAAATACAAGGGCACGCTTTTCGTGGCACGGTAAAGAATTATGCATTCTGTTGTAGGTTCGTCGAATCCCGTTGTAAAAAGCCCCACGTTTGACAAAACTGCGTCGGGTGTCACTTTATACCAGTCGAGTGCGTTTCGTCGTTCTACGGGGCTTGTAGAGGCGTCCACGTGCATTATGGGCACGCCGTGCGCTGTGAATTCCGCACAAAGTTCTTTGGAGCTTGCAATGTTCGAACAAAACACCAAAGTTTTTTTGCCGTTTGCTAACCGCTTGTAATTTTGCAAAACGCCCTTGTAAATTTGCGAAGTGCTGTACATTGCCGAAACTTGATTCGGATCGTAGTCACCAGCAACAGTCTTGATGCCTTGCAAATCAACTTGCACGCCGAAATAAGAAGGCTTGGCTAAATACCCTTGTTCAATCAAGTCTTGCACGTCCACAACGTTTACAATGTCGGTATAATGCTTGTCCAGGCTTTCTTGGGTTCCTTGTCGATATGGTGTCGCCGTTGCGCCTATTACAACTGCATCCGGGTTCACGAACGGCATAAGCTTTGTGAATGTTTGCTTGTGCGCCTCGTCAAAAATAATCATATCCAGACGCTTGAAAAGTGCCAAATATTCGGGCTGGCTTAAGCGCCTGTAGATTGTCTCAACCATTGCAACATAAATCGAATATCTATTCAAGTGCGTTGTAAAGGCTTGAATGTATTCTGGTAGTATTTTAAGGCGGTTTAAGGCGCCACCAAATTGTGTTAGCAACTCCACGCGGTCTGTAATGATCATAACCGTTTTGCCCTTTTCAATTGCACTTCTGCACATCTCTGAAAAGATCACCGTTTTGCCCGCTCCAGTCGGAGCGCAAAGAATGACTTTCTTGTGACCACTTGCAATTGCATTGCGAAGTTTCTGGATTGCTTCAATTTGGTAATTTCTTAGATTCATGTTATTACAGATATTACAGATTATTACAGATGTTTTGCACGATCTGTAATATTTAAGTTATTTAAAATTCAAGAAGTTAATAAAGTTATTACAGATAAACAGATAAAAGTATATAAATAAGTATAATATTATTATTATTATATATATATACACATACACATTTTTATATATATATAGAACTACGTTTATTACAGATTTTATCTGTTTATCTGTAATACTTGTAAGTACCTTTGTTTTCAATGCTTAAGCAAATTTTTCAAGCGGTTCGCTTCTTTTTGCCACAAACCAGCATCCAGAAGTTTTGCCGTTTATTACTTTGTGTTCTTTCACATAACCGTAATTACTCAACACTTGACCAAGCTTTTTTGGCGTCAATCGCAAAGTTGTATCCTGGCTGATGATGTTTAATATTTGGGTGTTGGTTAGCCATTCGGAGTACTTTGCATTTGGTTCTTTGAAGTATTGCAATAGCAGTTCCTCTTCAACGCAAACGGACTTATTTGCGTATGTAAAATCGTTTAAAATGCTTATTTCTTCTTTGTTCAATTGCCATTCTTTACCACACAATACATACTCATTATAAAGCTCTGCAAACAACATATCTTTATCAACTTCGTTATAAAGATCCCAGTTAATTGCAGTGATATCAATCGGAATGATTCTGCGGTTCCCGGTTAAGTCATTAAGCAGTTGCGAATCATTTGACGTGCCACAAAGCACGGCATATCTTTGCATATCGATGTTGCGTTTTTGATATGGTGGCCTAACCGAAAACACTTGTTTTGAGCTTAATTCTTTAAGCAAACTTTCTTCTTTTTTGGACTTACCGCCAAATTCATCATCGCATATTATAAGCTTATTACACATAAGAATAAGATCATCTTTACCAAGATCTAGTTTTGATTCTGCGTAATATTTATGCAAAGGTTCTGGAAGTAACTTTCTAAAAAAGTTCGTTTTACCAATGCCTTGACCACCGCAAAGAACCAAGATTGTAACCGAGTGTATTCCGTGCATTGAAGCAATTATGCCAAGAAGCCATTTTTTAACGTAATGTTCAAGCGTTGCTGGTGACATATGTTTGCTTTCTTTGTAAATAATTGATCTACAAAGCTTTGCAATATGTCCGCTCGTGTAAGCGCCCTTGCATTGCTCAAGATATTCGGTAAAAGGATTGAAGCTTGGCGTGTTATCGCTGTCGATTATGCTGTTTACTATTTGCGATTGCACGGTATTGCCTAGTTGTTCACGTAGTTGAATAAAGATGGTATTGAATTCACGATCTGTAAAGTTGCGCCCGTCAATTTCCATGCTTTGCGTCACCAGGTTATATTTTAAGTTATGTACGTTCAACATTGCTTTGATTGATTCGATTTCGCCTGAACTTTTTTGCGCTTTTTTCGATTTGATATCAACTTCAAATGCTTTGTCAACTGTTGCAACAACTTCAGAGCCTGTAATACCCTTTTGATCAAGTGCTTTAAGTGTTGAAGCCTTTTGCTGTTCAACAGATTGCGAGTCACGCCCTTTGGCATATTGCGCAACTGCAATAATTGTTTTTGTTTTTTCGGTTTGTGTAATGATTCCAGCTTTTGAACACAGATAAAAGAACGTGTTCAGGCTAACAGCACCATTTTTGCTTTTCAAGCATTCGTTGTACTTCGCATCCGTTTGGAATTCATCATATTTCGGGCTTTGCGAGCTCACAGCGTGGAATAGCTGGCGTCCTTGCTCTCCAAGTCCGTTTGCGAGTGCAAAAGCGATCTGGAGCCAATCGTGGTACCCACCTGCGGTTAAGTCGATGTTCCTTTGTTGAATTTGTTGAATGATGTATTGATAATCGTCATCAAGTGCAATAATTGACGTGCGTTCGACTTCTTTTACAACATCTTTAACATATATTTTGAATACCTTTGGTTCCTGGTCTCTTTGGTATAAGTGTGGATCAAAAGATACATATCGAAGCCGTGAAACATCTTTACAAGATTTATCCGCAACCACCTTGTAAAAGTCTGCTAGGTACTTTTCAAGGCCGTAATACGCTTGTAAGTGTTTTTCGGGTTCGATCTTGAAATATGCCACCCAACCATAACCGCCTATTGAATGATGAACCGCCCACGTATATGGATCTTGCTTCAGTGCTTCAATGTTGGCATCTGCATTGTCTTTTATATCGATGTCAATGCTTATAATATTCGAATGCTGGTCGATTGAATCTGCATTTCGTTTCTTGAACGTTCCAGATGGTGTCACGGCTGGCATTGTTTTCTTTTCACGCTTGCCAGTTCGAACCTCGTGCACTTGATCCTCCCACCTGCCGTCTTTTACATAACCTAAGAAGGTATAAAAAGATATGTTTGCTTCTGGCGTTGTATCCATTGCCGTTTTGAATATCGATATATTCATTATGCCACCCTATCAAAATAAAAACTTTCAAAATGCTTAATAAACGCTTTAAAGTCAAGCGAATCGATAAATAAAGATTTGACTTTGATAATTGAGTGCACAACACTTGAAGGATGCTTATTAAACTTTTCGCCTATGTGGGTTTGAGTAATTGGCAAAGTAAAATACAGTAAAAAGAACAAAATATGTCTTGCATCTGCTAAACTACGGTATCTTTTATTTGAATAAATGTCGTCGATATCTACTTGCTTTTCTTGAGCTAGCCAAGTTGTGATTTTGTTGATTGCAAGATCTGGATCTTTATTAAAGCTGTTTTTTTTGTACATGTATTTTTTCATTATCTCGGGCGTTTCGCCAATAAGCTT